CCCCGACCGAAGCCGGCGCTATGGTTGGCATCCGCAATGACAGCGGTCAAACCATCACCATTTACCCAAAGTCCGGTTCAACCATTAATGCCGGCGCATCCACTCTTACCGTTGCTACTGCTAAAACCGTTCTCCTCTTTGCGCCCAGCGCGACTACCTGGGCTTCTGTTTTGACCGCCTAAAAAGGGACCACCCATGCCTCTTGATAGCGATGTTTCTGGTGCAGACGCGCAACTTCATGTTGAATTTTATGAATACGATAAGGCCCCCTACAAGGGACAACCGTTCGTGCGGATTATGGCACCGGGAGACAAGACTAACATAATCGAGCAGCCCGTCAGGGAACACCACAAGGCTCGATTCTCGCGTCAATGGCTTTACTACCAAATGCGTAACAATGAAGGACCGGAACTTGGCACCCCGTTGGAAACTTGGCATGAGGACGCACCGGAAGAACTGAACGACTACCAAATGGCTGAATTGCAAATTCTGAAGTTTCGCACCGTTGAACAGGTTGCGACGGCTTCAGATTCGCAGCTTCAAAAGGTTGGCATGGGCGCTCAAGCGCTCCGTGAGCGGGCTAAACTATATCTTAACCGCAAAAACAGTTCTGCTTTTTCGGACGAACTTTCCAATACGCGAAAAGAGCTTGATGAGCTAAAAGCTAAAATGTCTCAGCTTATGGATGAGCGTAGGCCGGGACGGCCAAGGAAAGAAGTTATAGATGTCCAGCACGATGCTGCAATTAGTGACGCAAGTCACGAATGAGCTAGGCGTTCCTACTCCCACTTTTGTAGTTGGAAATGCTAACCAAGACGTAATTCAGATCCTGGCGCTCATGAACGCCAGCGGTTACGAATTGTTGCGGAAGGCTGATTGGCGCGAACTTACCATACCGTACAGCTTTTTTACGAGCTATACGACCACGACGGGAACCTACACGACCACCACGCTTACCATAACCGGCATCCCGTCCACTGCCGGCTTGGACACTACATACATGGTCGTTGGTACGGGGTTTCCAAACGCCACGTTTATCACCAGCGTGGATTCCAGTACGCAAGTCACAGTCTCAACCTATTCAGCCAGCGCCGTGACCGCTGGCACAATCTATTTCCAGAAGGTCAAATACGACCTACCTAGCGACTATGACAGCATTGTGCCGCGCACCCAGTGGGACAAGAGCAAGCACTGGGAAATGCTAGGCCCAGAAAATGCCCAGCAATGGGAATGGCTTCTCAGCGGTTACATATCCACCGGCCCGCGTATCCGCTGGCGCTTGCTAGGCAGCTATTTCCAAATTTGGCCTGGCTATTCGAGCAATGAAAATCTTGGTTTTGAATACCGCAGCAAGGGCTGGGCCAGATCATCCGCTAACGCAGTTCAGAACAGCTTTACCGCTGACACTGATACCTGCATTTACCCTGACCGCGTTATGGTCCTTATGACAAAGCTGAAATATTTCCAAGCCAAGGGTTTTGATACTACGGCTCTGTATCGTGATTATCTGACCGAGTTTGATACGTCAGTAGCGCAGGACACTTCTGCGGCCAACCTGTCGTTCGCCCCGCGTCCTGGCAACATCTTGATTGGCTACGACAACATCCCGGATAGCGGCTATGGCAGTTAATACGCGCTCTCTGGTTCAAGGAAACGCGGCCCAAGTTCAGTCTTTACCAGCGCCTTTGGGTGGGTGGAACGCTAGGGATAGCTATGCCAACATGGACCCTATGGATGCGGTCACGTTGGAAAATATGTTCCCAACCGTTTCCAATGTCACCTTGCGTGGCGGCTATTCCAAATGGGCTACGGGCTTGGATGGACAGGTTCAAAGCCTGCTTATCTATTCCGGCGGTACCGTAAATAAAGCGTTTGCCGTTACCAGCGCAAGCAAGCTTTATAATGTAACGTCTAGCGGTGCTGTTGGTTCACCAGTGTTGACGAGCCTTGGCAATGGCAACTGGGAATACACCAACATAACAACTTCCGGCGGCAGCTTTTTGTATGCCACCAACGGCATTCATGCGCCCTTGCTTTATGATGGAACCACCTGGACCTCAATCACAAGCTCGTCCACGCCAGCCATTACGGGCGTTACGACGACCAGCCTAATCAACGTCCTGCTGTTTAAAAACCGCATTTGGTTTATTGAAACCAACACGTTGAAGGCTTGGTATCTGCCGACCTCATCAATTGGCGGTGCGGCTCAATATCTTGATCTAAGTTCCGTTTGTCGATACGGCGGTCATTTGGTTGATTTTGACACCTGGACCATAGACGGTGGCTTTGGCATTGATGATATGCTGGCGTTCATTACCAGCAACGGAGAAGTCGTAGTTTATCGCGGCACAGACCCAGCTAACGCCTCCACATGGTCGCTGACGGGCATTTGGAAGTTTGGTTCACCAATTAGCAGTCGTGCCATGCTTAAGTGGGGTGGCGACCTTTTGGTGCTTACCTATGACGGTTTGCTGCCTATGTCCCAAGCCATGCAAAGCGACCGTCTAGATCCTCGCGTGGCTTTGTCAGATAAGATTCAAGGTGCAATTGCTTCTGCTACAACAAATTACGGTGGCGACCACACTGCTATAGGTTGCCAAGTGGTTTATTCCGCTAAGAACAATGCCGTGATGATTAACGTGCCTGTGGCTGACGGTCAGCAACAGCAATACGTTATGAACACCATTACAAAATCGTGGTGCAACTTTACGGGTTGGAACGCGAACTGCTGGGACACCTATAACGACGATCTTTATTTTGGCAGCAATGGCTATGTTGCTAAGGCGTGGGACAATACCTATGCCGATAATGGGGCCAACATTTTTACCAACACGATCCAAGCGTTTAATTACATGGGATCGCGGGGCGTTAAAAAGTACTTTACCCGCGCTAGGCCCAACATTTTTACCAATGGCTCACCTGGTGTTTTTGTTGGCGCTAACATTGATTTTAACGTTTTAGACACTTCTGCTCCATTGACCTACACAGCGTCAGTTTATGGCTATTGGGATTCTGGAAAATGGGATCAGAGCCTGTGGGGCGGTGATCTGAGCATCACGAATAACTGGCTTGGCATAACTGGTATCGGCTATTGTATCGGTCTACAGGTAAAAACCGCTAGCACAACGCTTCAGGTTCAATGGGCGGCAACGGATGTGGTGTATCAAACCGGATGGGCTGGCATATAGAAAACGGGCCTGAGATAGGCTATTGGGTAGCAGATCAATTAGGCAGTTCTTTTTTTGCTGAGAAATCAGTCGCAATAGGGCTGTTAAAAGACGATAAGATTATAGCTGGTGTAATTTATGAAAACTGGAATGGTAGATCCTGGGTAGTTCATATGGCAGCGATAGGCCGGTTAACCCCGGCTTTTATGGGTGCGATGTGTGATTATCCCTTCAATACCTGCAATGCCCACAAGGCAATAGCACCAGTTCAAGTTGGTAATTTGAAAAGTGTGCGGCTCGTCACGAAGATGGGCTTTGTTCCTGAAGCCACACTTACAGATTGTCATCCAGACGGTGATATAGTGTTGTACACGCTTAAGAAATCAGATTGCAGGTTCTTGGAAGGTCGTTATGGGAAAAAGTACACCAGCAGCGCCAACGCCAGTTAATTACACTCAGGCAGCGATAGACCAGGGTAACGCTAACCTGAAGTCTGGGTTGCAAAGTGCTGGTCTTAGCAATCCAAACATTATCAGTCCCTATGGCAATCAAAACGTTACGTTTGATACGACCACCAACCCTGATATGCCACAGGCAACGGTTACGCAGACCCTAACACCTGCGGCTCAAAAAACGCTTGATGCCCAGCAGCAAGTTCAACTTTCCCTAGCCAATCTTGGGCAACAGGGCGCTACAACCGCTTCTAATGTCCTTAGCACCCCATTTAAATATAGCGGCCCTGACATTCAAACGTCATTGGGGCAACAAAAAGCCATTGATTACGGCCCTTCTGCTGGAATGTATGGTTTAGCCGGCGGTGGTCCCGCTGCTAATGAATACGGCCTAGCCGGCGGTGGTCCCGCTGGTGATGCATTTGGTTTGGCTGGTGGAATAGCCGGTGATAAATATGGCATGGCTCAAAGATCACTTGACCTATCCGGCATAGCCAAAATGCCCGTTAACGCTGGTATGACGGGTCAAGCGGCAATCTTATCTCGCCTTCAACCGCAGATTCAGCAAGAGCAAGCGGCGTTAAACCAACAGCTTGCCAACCAAGGCATTACGCCAGGCAGCGAAGCCTATAACAATGCCATGCGTACCCAAGGGCAGCAAGCCAATGATCTGTACACCCAAGCGGCATTGCAAGGCATTAACCTAGATACAGCGGCTAACCAACAAGGTTTTGGACAGCAATTATCTCAAGCAGGGCTTTACAATCAAGGTCTTGGACAGGATTTTGGTCAAGGTCTTGCGGGTCAGCAATTAACTAACGCCTCAATTGGGCAAAATTTCGGTCAAGCCCAATCCGCTCAAGCAATGCAAAACGCTGCCATTGGGCAGAACTTTGGTCAAGGCCAAGCTGCTCAAGGAATGCGAAATTCTTCTATTGGGCAAAACTTTGGTCAAGGCCAAGCTGCTGCCGGCCTTTACAATCAAGCGCAAAACCAGGGTTATAACCAGAACCTGCAAGGCGCTCAATTCGGCAACACGGCTGCACAGCAATCTTTGGCGCAACAACTGCAATTGCGTAACCAGCCGCTTAACGAAATTTCGGCGCTTATGTCTGGGTCGCAGATTCAGAACCCGCAGTTCCAGGGTTACACCGGCGCTAACGTAGCGGCGGCTCCGACATTCCAAGGCGCTCAAGCGGGAGGTCAGCAAGCTATGGATATTTACGGTCAGCAGATGGCTGCTAAAAACGCTCAGACAGCGGCTTTGGGTCAGCTTGCTGGAGCCGGTACATCGTTCTTGATGGGGAAATACGGATA